TAGTGACAAGACCTGCAAAAACCTATGTGACTCCAGCAAAAAGAAACAAGCGTTCAGTCTGGACAGTCACTACTAAACCTTTTAAGGGAGCACACTTCGCAACATTTCCAATGGATTTAATCGAGCCATGTGTCTTAGCTGGTTGTCCAGAAAATGGCACAGTTTTAGACCCCTTTGGGGGTTCTGGGACAACAGGCATTGTTGCTAATAGTCATAATCGTAAGGCAGTTTTAATAGAATTGAATACAGAATATATTGAAATAGCAAGAAAAAGGATAGAAGAACAAGGTAATTTATTTTGTAAGTATGATTGACATAAGAATTGCAGAAAAAGACGAAGATAAAAATATTGCAAACAAAATTGTTGTAGATTTTCATTCTTATGTTAATACACCAAAAGTTGTAGGAAGATGTATAAAATATGTTATCTCATATGATAATAAAGATATTGCAACTTTTTGGTTAGGAAGTGGATTTAAACCGACACCCAAAGCAATATTAAATTATTTTAAAGTTTCACAAAAAGAATATGATAAAATTTTTAACGAAGTTGCAGATAACAAAAGATTTTGTATTAAAGAAAATCCTATATCTAATTTAGGTAGTCAAATATTATCTCGTATTCGTAAAAGAGCAAAAGCAGATTGGTTTAATAAATATGGAAATAATTTAAAAGCTATTCTTACTACAGTTGGTAATGATAAAAATGGTTCTGTTTATCTTGCCGATAATTGGAAGGTAATTGGAGAAACAGCAGGACTACCTAAACGAAATAAAAGCGTTTCTATGAAATGGAATAATAAAGAGGAAATTACAGAAAGATATGTTAAACCCACAGGCGAAAATAAAAAATTAATATTAATAACCAATATAAAATAGAATGGAGTGTATAAAATGAATAAATGTTATGCCTGTGGCGGTAAATTAATCTGGGGAGCAGACCACGACATTCCGGAAGATGCTGATGACCAAAAATTTGAAATAGTGACCAACCTATCATGCCCTGACTGTCATGCTATGACTTTGGTTTACCATCAGAAAAGATAGTGTATAGCTCAATAAAACAGTGTATAGCTAATAATATGCCGACCTGTCCAAAAATCCCTATATATCAGTGGTTTTATGCTATAGGTAGTGTTAGGTATATACTTTATTATTATTATTATTTTATATATAGTATAAGCATAACAATGTATATTTATGCTGGTTATATATTAGGTATAAGTAATACGACCATACACTCTACACTCTACCCTGTTAGTGGTTTAAAATACTGATATGCCAAGAAAGCCAAAGAAGCCATTAGTAGAAGTTAAGAACCAATTCGAGAAAGACGCAGAGCAAGGTCTTACTGAAATGCAGAATGCGTTTGTCTGGCATTATACTGAGGGAGCTTGTTCGCAAACAGAAGCAGCAAGGAAAGCAGGATATGAGTTTCCAGCGGTAGCTGCTAATAAAATGCTGAATGGTAAAGACTTCCCACATGTCACGAAGGCTATAAAGATTAAACAAGATGAGTTAGCTGAGAAGTATGCTATTACTCCGCAGAAGACAGGCACTATGTTGTGGAAGATAGCAGAAGAGTCATTCGAGTCTGGGCAGTTCAATGCAGCTGTATCAGCAATTAAAGAGCTTAATCAATTAGCTGGCTTATCTGTCACTAAAACTCAAAATCTTAATATCAATGCTAATGTAAATAGCATGTCTAAAGAAGATATTAAGGAAAGAATAAGCAAGCTGTTAGGAGCAAATACAGAGACTTACGACAATAAAGATATGTAGTTAAATAACTAAGTGGGAGCCGCTTCCCGCTTTTTAATTTATTTTTTCAAATAAAAAAAGTTTTTCAAAAAAGATTAATAAAATCAATAGCTTACGAGTCATCTGAAAGCCTTTTAAATCAAGGATAAAATAGTCTGCTGTGTGCAGAGCACTCCCATGCTTGAAGGAACCCTATTGAAACGCCTTTTTTATAGGGATTTGCGGATTAACTTAGGGGGTACCCCCCAAAAATATATATACACATATAGTTATAGCTTTAACTAAGTTAGATACAGAAATTTCTAAAAAAATTTGATGATATTTGAATTGAACTCCACAAGGCAAATCGGAGAAACCTTGTGGAGCCATAATACTTATGTGCCTATTTTAACAAATCTCTATCAATAGGGCTAAAAGTATTATTGTTTTTATTTAACTTCAATTTGGATTTGGTTTTTGCCGGGCTAATAAAGTCAATATTCATTTCTCTGGCTTTTCGAGTCAGTTCTTTCATATCTATACCTAGGTATGTATTTAATAAATTCATATAAATCGAAACGAACTCAGGACCATGATTTTCTAAACTATGGTTTCTGTCATAGTATTCGTAAGCCAATATGTGAGACCACTCATGAAGTAAAATTGCATAGTTCAAACCATGTTGATTTCTTAATGTTATGACTCTTTCTGAGGGCACAGCATGACACCCATAATAACCATTGGTTATGTTCAGAGTGACTCCTCTACCATAAGAACGAAAAAACTTTTTATTTAAACGCTTGTGCTGTTTGACAATACAATTTTTTCTAAACAGTCTATCCCATTTATAGAAAGTTCTTTCCCACTTATAGACTTTGCTTTTTTGTTTATCTCTAGCCATTAGCAGCCTCCTTTACCTTTTGGACATGTTCATCCCAAGTCATGAAGACTTTTTGTTGCTTTATCGCATCCCATTTTCTGCGGGCAATCTTTCTAAAGTTGCCATGCTTAGAAAATTTTAGTCTGACCCACTTGGGTCCTATACTCTTGACATAACATTTTCGGTAGCCACAGCCTTCGCCACGTAATCCGGTTTTTATGTCGTCATGGTAAAAATAAAATGTTTGTATCATTTTTTTGACCTCCTTAAATTTTGTTAAATTTTTGCCATTTGTACATTTTACCACACTTTTACAAAAATGTATATATTGTTTTTTTTTATAATTTTTTCTTTATAATGTTTTGCATGCTACAACCTTCCAGAGTTTGTGCTTCTTGCCGCAAAGAAAAACCACTTAACTTTTTTGAGACTAACATTAATAAAGCAGGCAAGATTTCTCGCAGTCGCAAATGTCGTCAATGTCGAGCAATGTCCAGAAACAAAAGTCGTGCTAGTGAGCCAGCGAAGTATTTAAAGTTAATTTTTTCGCAGCTAAAGTATTCGAGAAAAAAAGATAATCCGGAGCTGCCTTGGGAAATAGAAAAAGAAGATTTGTTGGCTCTGTGGGATGAGCAAAATGGTAAGTGTGCTATTTCCGGAATTTTAATGACCACTGCTAAAGATGGTTCTGGTAAAAAAGAATTTAATGCTTCACTTGATAGAATTAATCCGGACTTCGGTTATACCAAAGAAAATATACAGTTGGTTTGTCATAGAGTAAATATTATGAAGCACACTATGTCTGCTGATATGTTGCTTTGGTGGTGTAAAAATATAGTTTTAAACAATCCTTAAAAGATATAAAATTGTCGTCATGTCTGATGTCGATATTTTTTCTATTCCGCAATATAAAGTTGGTGGTCTTGTCAAAGACCAAAAAGGAATTAGATACACAGATGGAGAAAAAAACAATTATGTGATTTTAGACCCTAGAATTATCTCTATTGCAGAAAGATTTGCTATTCCTGTGCCTTTGGCAGCAGGTATCTTGATGGATATGGATGAAAAAACAACCAAAACAAATGCAGAAGTGCCAGAAATGAAATTTGGTGGCTTGGTAAAAGCAGCAGAAGCAGTAAAGGAAGTAAAAAAATTAACAAAAGAAGACTCAGAAAAACTTTTTGCACATATCAAAGGCATCGGTGGAAAAAAAGGAGGAGATGAGTTTGCTAGATTTACAGGTATAGATGAAATAGTAGAAAACAGACCTGAGCTAAGGCAATTATCTTTAGATGAATTAAAAAATGAAATTAATCCTGATGGCACTTTATCTTTATATCGAGTTTTAAACATTGCAGAGGACAAAGAATTTGTTCCAGAAAAAGGCATAAGGTCTACTTCTTTAAGATTAGACCCTGTTATGGCTATTGGTCAAGACATGAAACTAATGGCAGCAGGCATCAACTCTCCTAATTTCGGCAAAACCTTAAAACGCCCAGCATCTGTTTACAGATACGATGTTCCCTTAGAAAAAGTACAGGCTTTTGTACCATCTTTGCTAAAACAAGTGCCAAGTCGTACAAGACAAAGAAAAGATGTAGATTACATAGTTGATGCTGGCTTAACAGAAGGAGAAGTTTTAGTAGACCTTACAGATATACCTCCTAGTTCTGTTTATAAAGTTCCTTTTAACGAAAAGTATATTTACAACAATCCAAGAGTAAACCCTGTAGATTTAGATATGGGCTATGACGCAAAGCTTTCAAAAAACTTTTTTGACGATAAAAGAGTAAGTAGACCAAAAGTATTTTTAGGAGCTCTCGGTCAGTTTGAAAAAGGCAGTACACCAGAAGGTATTCTAAAAAGAGCCATCCAATCAAAAAAAAGAACTTTTGAAGAATTAGGACTAGGCAAAGGAGATAAAAGATTTACTTTGCAAAGTTATGACCCTACAACAGGTGGTTATACAGACAATGTGTTGAGAGAATATTTTCAAGGCAAAAGAAAAATACAAGATGTTCCAGAGCTCGTTGATGCAAAACAACAGCTTGACGACATGTACAAAACTTATGGACAAATTGTCGGCAAAGAAACAAAGCCAAGAGGTTTGACATCTCTTTCTGGTTTATATTTAGACAGGCAAGTATTTCCTAAACCACAAAAACTAATGGATGAAGGCAAAGAAGGAGCTTTTATTGATGTTGGCACAGGTGCAGACATTTCTGGTACTAAGCCTGCAACAGGTCAAATTAGTATTGGTCCTGATGGCAAAGCACAATTTAGAGTATCTTCACAAACCTATGATGAATTACCATCCGCAGATGGTAAGATAATTAAAACAAACCTTTTTAAAAAACAAAGAGGTTGGGAGTGGACAAAAGTTCCGGAAGGTTATGACCCTAATCCTGCTGGCAGCTTTCCAATAATATCTGTAGAAACAGGAGGCAAGCATATTTATACGCTAAAAACTGATTTTCCAGAGGGCGTAGAACTTAAAAAATATCAAAACAAATCAGAGCCTAGGCTTAGACCTACACTTAAAGGAGAAGTTATCAAAGGAGAACAAGTTGGCGAAATTAGCGTAAGAGGAAAAAAACATCCGGTTTACGATAAAGTCACAGCTAAAACTTACAACGACCCTAAAAAGCAACCAAAAACATTAAAAGCTACTTTAGGCGTTAAAAGTAAAAAACTTGGTGGAATTATTAAAGCAGCAGATACTGTAGAAGATGTTATAAAAAAAAACCCAAAACTAGAAAGAGCAGAGAAACTAGGTTTCCGAGTTGATAAGCCTGTTTATCATGGAACTTATGAAGATTTAAAAAAATTTGATGACAGATTTATAGGAACTAACTTAGACGAAGGTTTTTTTGGTAGAGGTCATTATTTTGCAAGAACACCGGGAGAAGCAAGTTATTATGGACCGAAAGTTGAAGAATATTTTACTAGAGGCAAGCTATTAGACTTAACACCTACATCGTTAGATACAACTGAAAAATTCAAATCTTGGGCTGCTAAACTAGACAAAATAGGAGCTTTAGATGAGCCAACAAAACAAGGTTTAGCATCTTTAGATAAAATTGATGACTACATTGAAAAAAATGTAAAGTTTATAAAAGCAAAAAATTATGATGACACAGAAGGATTTATGGCAAGGGTACCGCACCCAGCAATTAAAGGAGAAATTTTTGACAGCCCTGTTAGAGGCATACCAGAAAGACCTTTTCCTTTAACAAAAGAAGATGCAATAGAAGATTTAAAAGAAAGTTTAATTTTTAGTGCACAACACACGCCTCAAATGTCACAAGGAATATCATCTATATTTCCCATGCAAAATACTCTTTTTCATTTAGACCAATTTGTTAGATTTGGTGGCGTAGGACCAGAAAAATTAACCAATAAAGCAATCGAAGCCGGCTACGATGGCATAAAGGTTGGCGATGAAACAGTCATTTTTGACCCTAAAAATATCAGAAGAAGTGATGCAGAATTTGACCCTAAAAAAACAGAACTAGATGATTTATTATCTAGCTATAGTGTTCCAGAGCAATTTAAAGGAATTGCTGGATTAGCTTAAATTTCGTAAATCTATATAAATTAGTATAAAATATGAAGCATATTCGAAATAATAAAATGAATATTAATGGCGAATGTGAAAGCCTAGCAGATAATCCTTGCGTTGGTTGGTGCACAACTAGACAGTTTGGGGATGACAGATGCAAAGGCTGTGGAAGACTAGCTACCGAAGTGAATAGCTGGACATCCTATACCGAAACAGAAAAGAAGCTCATTAACATTAGAAACAGTCAAGATGGTTTTTCCATACGACAAAAAGTTCCTAAAGGCTGGCGACCAAAACCTGTTTTAGTTAAAATGGTTAAATGAAAAAACCTGACTCTCGATTAAAAAGAGCAGGAGTATCAGGATTTAATAAACCTAAGCGAACTCCTAATCATCCAAAAAAATCACATATTGTAGTTGCCAAAGAAGGTGATAAAATAAAAACAATTAGATTTGGACAGCAAGGTGTAAAAACCGCAGGCAAACCTAAAATGGGCGAGTCAAAAAAACAAACAGCTAGAAGAAAATCTTTTAAAGCAAGGCATGCAAAAAACATCAAAAAAGGTAAAATGTCAGCAGCATATTGGGCAAACAAAGTAAAATGGTAGCAAAAACAAAAACAAAAAAAACTGTTAGAAAAGTAGTCAAAGGCTTAAAAAAAGCAAGCAAGACTCACGCTCAACAAGCTAAAGCTTTGTCATCGTTAAAACTTAAAAAAGGTGGTTCTGCTAAAAAAAGCAAAAGCAGAGTCAATGAAGCAGGTAATTATACAAAGCCTACAATGCGTAAGAATTTATTTAATAAAATTAAAGCTGGCAGTAAAGGTGGCAAGCCCGGTCAATGGTCTGGTCGCAAAGCACAAATGTTAGCCAAACAATACAAAGCTAAAGGCGGAGGATATAAGTAATGTCGTTAAAAAAAATACCAGCTGATAATAAAGGATTACCTCAACTACCAAAACAAGTTAGAAACAAAATGGGCTACATGAAAAAAGGTGGTGCAGTAGTTTCTAATGGACAAGGCAAGGTAATGAAAGATAGAATTAAAACAACTAAAATGAGATAACTATGAAACAAAGTAGATTACCTATAAAAAAATCCAAAGGCGGAAAAATCATGAAGAAGTCTAAGGGTGGCATGATGATGAAGAAGTCTAAAGGCGGTATGATGATGAAGAAGTCTAAAGGTGGAAGCATCAAAAAAAAATCTAAAGCAAAAAAAAGAAGATAAATATATCTCAAAGATTTAATAGATAGTGGCATACTTAATAAGTAATATCCCGCATTTTAAATGTTGGGTACGCAGGGAATTTACTCACAATCACGAAAAATATCATGATGAGTATATACATGCTTTAGCAATAGCAGTAAATACAATTCCAGATAGGTCTTTATCTTTTCAAGTAGTTTTTACCGGTTGTGAGTCAGATTGTGAAGATAACAACGAGCCAAATATTCATGGCGGAGCTATGTGGGCAAGAATGCCAATACAAGCTCTAGTTGCAGATATACCAATGGATGACTTCCCAAAACCAATGGAAGACCATATAGCTCAACCTTGGGATTGCGAGTCAAGAAACCACAGTGTAGTTGTTTTGGATAGAGTAAGCTCATCACCTTGGCTATGCAAACTAGATGGCGAATTTTTTAAAGGTAGATATTTGTTTACTGTTGATTATACTGACTCAGACATTGCTGACGATAGTGCACAACATAAACAGTCTCATGTGCTTTACATAACAGAAGATTGCGAATGGAAAGGCAATTTTGTAGCTCTACCAAATAATAGAGTAAGAGCGACTAGTCCTGCCTTATGGGTCACAGGCGATGGAGCTCCAGACTTTAAACCTTCTCAATGGACACACTCAGCAGAAGAACATGAAAGTTATCTTGACCCAGCCATAACTTTTGATAATCTATACGAAGATTAATTATGGCTCTTAAAAAAACACAAAAATCTTTAAAGAGATGGACTAAACAAAAGTGGCGTACACCAAGCGGTAAAAAATCATCTGAAACAGGAGAGGTTTATGTACCAACAGCTAAACTTAAAAGTCTTAAATCTACTAAAAAAGGTAAAGCTAAACTAGCAGCAGCTAATAGAAAAAAAAGAGCTGCTACTAAAAAAGGTAAACAGTACGCAAAACATGGCTTGCATAAAGGGATAGCTAAAAAATAAAACTATATTCCTTTAATTCTTCGCTTATGTTTGTTCATTGTGCTAGTGGATAAATTTCTTCGACCAATCGAAGTCTTTTTAGGCTTTCTTATTATCTTGGGAGTTTGTAATTTTGATTTTCTCAATTATTTATTTCGTTTGTTCATTGTACTAAAGGATTTCCAGATTTTTTCTTTAATCCTTCAACTTCTGTTTTTAACTTAGCTAAATCAATAATAATAGATTTATTATCGAGCTTATCTAATCCTTCTTTCAAGTTAATTATTTTAACTTCAATTCCTTCAAAGCGTTTTTCCATTTCAACTACTGAATTTTTAGTTGAAGATATAGCTGAAACTTTTGTTTCAACAGCTTTTAATCTACCCATTAGTTCTGCTCCTGCGTAGCCAAATCCACTAATAGTAGATACTAAAGCAACAGTAGCTATTAGTTTGTTTAAATTTTCTTTCATCCAATCCATAATATACTCCTATAAATTTGGTTGTAATAATTTCAATTTATTTAAAGTTTGAATACTTTGCAATGTTAAAGTATTAAAGCCATTATTATTATCGTTTAATTTATTACCAATATAAATACTTTTTGGTGCATACCAATCTTTTTTATTAGGTAATTTAAGCTTAGAATAATTACTAAATCCGGGAACAAAGTTTATATAAGCTATAATTTTTTCTTCATTGCCATATTCTAAACTTCCAGAATTGCGTTCTTCCATAGTTTCTTCTGCTTGTTGTTCTAAATTTTTAGCAACTATATTATCAGCTATAGTATCAGCTTCTGATTTATTACTATCTACATCTATACTATTTTCTGTACTTGTATTATTAGTAGTGCTATTTGTTGGCTCAGTTTTTATATTATTAGTAGATAATGTTGTATTAGTTAAGCCCATGTCTATATTTAAAGACATATTAGTTTGTATTTGATTAGACATAGACACATTACCAGAGTTAGAGTTTGTACCTGTAGCATTTACATCTGTACCTGCATTTGTACCTGAGACACTATTTTTAGCAACGCTCATAGTTAAAGCAACTACATTAAGTTGAGTTTTAGTTATACCAGATTTTTCATTTATAGTAGCAACCCCAACAACAGCTTCAGTAATATCTTCTGGTTCTAGTTCTAACTCTTCTTCAAATATTTCTTCAAACAATTCTTCTGTTTCAGCTACTCGTTCTTCTTCTGCTTCTATTCTTTCTTCTTGTCTTATTTCTTCTCTTAGTTCTTCCACAATAAAAGGTACAGTTTCTTCTTCAATAAATGCTTCTAGTTCTTCTATAGATTCAAATATTAAAACTTCTTCTGGTGGTTCTTCTATAACTTCAAAAGTTATTTCAGGTCTTAATAATATATCTATAGGGTCTTGAAACTCTATAAGTGCTATAAGTTCTTCTGGATATAGTTCTGGCAAAGTATCTGTTTCTAAAAATATATCTTGGAAAGGTTCTGGTTCTTCTAACCCTTGAAAAGTTAAACGAGTAGGGTCTGTATAAAAAATTATTTCCGGTTGGTATTCTTCTTCAACAAAAACACCGGTAGCCATTAGTTCTTGCTCATCAACAAAACCATAATCAAATTCTTCTTCTTCTAAAAAATAACCTACATCTTGTTCAAACCTATAACCAGCACAAAAAGGTGCGTATTGTGGGTCTAAATCACACTGTTGGTCATCAAACGCATCCCAATAAAATGGACACGATTCACTATACAAAGCATCAATATTACATTGTTGGCTTAAATACGCTGCTGCATAGCCAGAACAACTAGAGTCATTCAGTGGGTCACTACAATCAGTACCATTACCACTACCAACACCATATAAAGAACCACCATTTTCTAATAAATTGTTTTGAATACTATTGTTCCAATCAACCGAAGAACATGCATTAGAAATATTTGTTGTGCCGGTACTACATTCATCATAGAAAAGATAAGTATATGTTTGAGAAGAACTTCCTTGTTCTCCTATCAAGACATCGTGTTTGTTTATATTCAAGCCACCATATCTAAATTCAAAAGTATCATTGGTCCACAACACTACTTCAAAACTATTATCTGAACCACTGCGGTTGTACTCTCTCATGTTGTACCAACCAAAGACAGTTTTATCAGAAAAGTTTTTAGCTAACATTTTAGAGTTATTATCTCTAATTAAGTCAGTCCAAAATGGAAATAAAGTGTTAGTGTATTGAGGTAAAGGGTCTGGTGTATAATCACCACAATAGTTATTATAGTTTTGATTAGCTGTTCCTAAATTGA